CCACCAATCATCGCGGGTGCTGCACCTCTTATACTTGAAGGTAGTGAACTTTGTGCAAAGTTTGCAGTCCCTGTCACTGTAGACAGGATAATAACAGGTAGTGAAAAGTGCATGTTTTGTTTTTTATAAATTAAAAACGCGTGATTATGCATGTACCTATAACACGCAGACGCTTCACCCCACGTTTTTAGAATTTGTTCTTGTTGTAGAGACCATGCATACTTACTTTTTTCAAGTGTTTTGATTTTTTTTTATCCATCTTAGTATACAACCATATTTAATTTCTACATCTATATAAATGAAACGAAAGACGCAGAGTGCCATAGCTTTTGGTCTTGTGATAGTACTTTTGGTTTATATTGGATTTATAACATATTTGAGGGAGACTGAGAAGCAAAAAATACGCACACACCAAGCGCGTCCTATACGTATTCGCGTACCTGAACCCATACAATATAAAATACCCATACGCGAGCCCGAATTTAGGAGACCGCCTATCAAGATGTATAAACCTGGGCACGTGCAGCAAATGGGTTTGTTATCCGGCCCTGGTGGAGAGACGTTACCCCTATATGGGAAGGAGGCTCGCGGGCACAGAGATAGGTATAATTATTACACGTCCACGTCTGGTGAGCAGATATATTCAGTCCCCGTGTCCCGCGACGGTCGGGATTGTATGGACGATATAGGGTGCCAGGAGCTGTACAATAGTGACCAGGTTTCCGTCATGGGTAGTTCTTCACCGTATGACGTGAAGATGTATAGAACGGATAACTTCTTTTAAACGAAACGAATTCCATACCGTTTAGTCATGTATTTTTTAGCTTCTGGCATTGAAGGGCGACTCCAAAGAAGCCACCTTGACCAAAACCCAGCCGTACGCATACCGGATTTGGTCCACGTCTCACCCATACGCGAATGTCTCGCCACGTATCTACGCATACGTTCGGGATCTTTGTGAATAGTAAAGTCTGAATAGCCTTTACCTCCGAAATCTACATGCTTTCCGTCGTCGAACGTGACCCTATATTTTTTATCTTTTTTCGGACTATCACGAAGAATCACTTTCATCTATATATACAATACATAAAGATTTCACGAGACCTATAAGTATTTACAAATAATAATTTAATACACTTAAAGAATTGTTGCGTATACTATATAACAAAGGGGGTCCCCCTGTAATGAATGCTCCTATAGTGTAGTTGGTCAACACTGTGGACTTTGAATCCACCACCCCAAGTTCAAGTCTTGGTGGGAGCTCGTTGATCCTCTCTTAGCTCAGTTGGTAGAGCAATGGACTGTAGTTCCATTTGTCACCTGTTCGATTCAGGTAGAGAGGACCTTTTTTCTCCCATAGCTCAGTTGGTTAGAGCGTGCGACTGTTAATCGCAAGGTCATCGGTTCGAACCCGATTGGGAGAGTTAGTTGTTTTTACAGTGTGTTTTCCACTTTGTAAAAATAAATTGCAGTAGTATATGACTTATACTCCGGCTCATATTAATCCATTTTGGAAATGGTTGCGTGGTAATATCGTTAATCTCTCATTCTCGGCTAATAAAGTTGTAGTCATACGTGATTGGAAATTAGCTCTATTAAATATCATTTTCAGTTTGGGTATCGTAAGTTGGGTTATATATTCACTTTTTACAGGAAAAACGTATATCGTAACTGAAGTTCCTACCGGTGTCGCGAGTGCTTGGGGTTTAGCATCGACTGAGTACACTTCTACTCAAACTGCGATATATAATGGTGGTTCGTCATTTTGCGATACTCTCACAAATTACCAGTTTAAATACTCCGACGATTGGTACTATAGCGCACCGGTATGTGCGTTCTATATGGGAGCTGAATTAATCTCAAAGTTACCTTCTGGTAATGTAATGTTTTTTACAACACATATATCTGAAACAATTAAACAGAGATACCTGAAACCTCTCGGTGGTTGTATTTCTGACTTGAACGGTCTTGGTGACGCGACCGAGGTTATGGGAAGATGTGAACACTCGAAATCTACAAACTTTTTAGCACCGGGTATAGAAGAGAGTTATTTCGCATTCAATCATTACTATGATTCACGTCTCCAATCTGGTTCAAAGCCAATTACATACGTTCGGAAAGAAGGTTCCGATGACAATTTATATACATTCGAGAAGGGGTCATCGATTCGTTTGAAACTATCTGAGTGGTTGAATATCACAGGAATTGACCTCGATAAACCATATGATGAACAGAATGTAGGTGGTCTAGATATCTCAGGTTTCAATGGCGTTGGGGAAGACATAGAAAAGTATCCCTACGTGAGAACGAGTGGGTTGCGTTTAAATATCGCAGTCAAGTATCATAATTTCGATCTCGATCGTATTATTCACACAAACATAGGTGATAGTGAGGTCTATGCCGTAGTGACAGTGTCTCCTAAAATTGGTTGGTTTTCAAAGGGTGATGAAATACTGTATAGTCAAGATGGTGGTGGTACAGCATTTGACATAGACAATCCGATTAATTTGACAAGTGGACAACCAAATGGTATATATTACGATTTCTACAGGTATGGTATATTGTTTGATATACAACAAACAGGTTTGATTGGAGAAATGGATTACCTTTTCATTCTGATGCAATTTACTTCAGGTATTGTTTTGTTGGGACTCGCAACCACCTTGGTTAGCTTTATTGCTAAATTTGGGTTGGGTGCTAAATCGGAATTATATAAGGGTGCCATTCTAGAAACATTCGATGTTCAAAAAGAAGCTGCAAAGTATGCCACCCAGGCGTGTGTCGCCACAAAGAGTTTCAAGGACGCGGATATGGATGGTAGAGGTGATTTAGATTTTGTTGAGTTGAGAACACTCATAAAGGATTCATTTTCTAAGAGTTATTTAGATGATGGTATTGATGATTCCTTCAATGAAAGTGAAATAACTGCGATGGCATATTATCTTATGAGAGCCGCAGATGAACATTTAGATGACAGGATTTTAGAAGAACGCGAAAAAACACCCGAAGAGTTACGAGAATCAAAGATATCATTACACGAGTGGCAAGAATTATCTACAACAGGTATTTTCAAATTAAAAGACCTTAAATATGTATCTAAAGAACAACTTGAAGCATCTGGGTGGACAACAAGTATCTTGAAAAGACTTAAGAGTAAAAAATAATGTATCAGTATAATAACGTTATGATAATTATAGATCGTATGTTTCGTTTATTTTCGAAAGATATCAATTTACCTATAAGATGTTACGCGAGTAGAAAACAGTTATATTCTCCGAAATGTAAATGTGATTGTAATTTATTTTGTAAGAAAATATCTGGAACTCCTGTATATCAGATGGTTACATTACCACCGTCGTCTAAAAAATATTATTACCATATAATAAATGAGCAGAAATATAAACAATAATAACTTTCCTGAAATGGGCAGTCCGATAGTTGGAAATAAGCGAAACAATAACAATAACAATAACAAAAATAAAACAAATAATAAACACCCGAAAAATGTAAATGTATCTACATTTTATAATAAAAGTTTTATGAACGTAAACAAAAAGAATATTCCCGCGAGTAAAAGATCCTTTTTGATCACGAATGTGAGTACCAATAATAAGAAGGTTAAAACAGTATACAATATCCGTGGATTGACGAAATGGTTGAAGGACCATGGTAATAGCCCAGTGTCTCGTACACCTGCCACAGTTAAAAACATTAAAAAATATCCCAACGATCTCCCCAAACCTCTCATCGTGAAAATGAAACGAGGGCCGGTGAAAAGATCTCCAAAGTCGTCCCCGACCAAGAAAAAGGCTCGAAGTGCTTAAATGTGCTTCTGACACACGGCTATATACATATCACCCCCCCCTATTATTTCAAGTTCTTTACTATCGATCGTACGTTTCGTAAACGGACCGGGGGTTCCATTATTACATTTCATACAGAGGGCTGAAAGTTTAGTAACCTCACTCGCGAGTGGTATACATTCTATTAATTCACCAAACTTTCTTTGAAAACAATCTCCATCTAGACCAGCTAGTATGATCGTTTTGTTTTCAAATAAACATAATTCGACAAACTTTTTAAGTCTTGGAAAAAACTGAGCTTCATCAATAGCGATGGTATCACAAGAATAAAATTCGTCCATGGTTGCGACGTCGAAAATATTAGACACTTTTAAACATTTAAAATTCACATTATCATGTGTTTTCAAAACTTCATCTGGGGACCTGGTATCCTTAGCGGAATTTATAACTATGATATTTTTATGTATAACTTTTAATCGCTTAAGACGTCTGATGAGTTCTGACGTCTTTCCAGAAAACATATTACCCATGATAATGTGAAGGCTCATATTTACTAATATTCCTGTATATTTTTTAACAATGTTTTTTTATACATATAATTCATGAAGAAGTTCGTACCTACAATATTTATAATAGCGTGTATCGTCGGCGTTTTATACTATATACAAATCGAACACCACAGACTTACAGATTATTTCATGGTTGAATCTCGTACACCGAAAGATTTTCCCGCTATTCGACATGAAGACGATTTTTTAACCAGGAAGGAATGTGCAGAATTATCTTCATATATTCAGAACCATAAACTTTTATCTGAAAGTAAACTCGGTGCACAATTTAAAGGTACCTATGGTTTCAAATTAACATTCAGAGGATCGAGTATAAAATATGATGTAGAAAATATCAAAAAATTGTATAATGTGGATTTTGGACCTATTTACGATGTGTACAAAAAAATTAAACATCCAGAAGCAAATGCATTTTTATTTAACCCACTCGTAATTAACACTACCTGTTCAGAAGTTGAAGAAGAATCGGCGGGTGCACATTATGATGTAACATTAGACGTCCGCAGTTTCGGTAGATGGGTCACACCTTTATGCACAACGGTTGTGTACGTAGACGTCCCAGATGAGTTTGAATTAGGACGCCTTGGAATGTTGAAATTCGGGGTGAATGATATGTATTCAATTTTATTCACCAAACCGAAAACTGGGCGTAAAGTAACGTTTAGAGGTGACATGTACCATTACGTAGAAACGATGTATACAAAAACACCAAAAAAGCGTATCAGTCTCGTATTTGAACAGTACAAATTGACAGCAGAAGAAATACATAAATATGCCGAACTTGAAATGGATTAAAGGTCAAATACTATATATATTCATGATTGAATATACTTCAGAGGGTGGTATTAGTATACGGGTGGGCCAAACAGCTAAAGAAAATGACATACTCACAAATACAAGTGACCCAAACCATTGGTGGTTACACGCGAGTGGATATTCGGGCGCCCACGTCGTCGTATGTTACGATGGTGATGAAATACCAAGAAATGTGAAGCGAGATGCAGCGGTTTTAGCTATCCATCACAGTAAAACGCCGGATTCTAAAATGTCGTGGGTCGATATGGTACGTGTTGGTAACGTTGTTTCAACGAAACATTATGGAAGAGTGACACTAGAGGGTCGGGTGACTCAACTCACCATTTTTATGAGGAAGGAAACGGAGCGTCTCGAAAAACTTTTAAAATTGTAAATTAATTCTATGTATACAGTACATGAGTCTAACATTCAAAGAGAGTTTAATGTTCTATAACACATCAATTCATAATGTAGGCCTTTACACGTCCATATCATTAGGTCTTCTCGGGGTTTCGAGATTCTACCGGGTGAAGGGTGATGCGTTATACAATAAGGCGTTCATTATCATGAGTATTATCTCTATATCTCTCGCGGTCGTCACTTTACAAACTTTGATCAAACAATTAACGCATTTTAATAGTAAATTAAAGGGCGATGAACATAAAATTATACAATCATGGATAATGGTGTCAAAGGGGGTTCAATTAATGGTCTACCCAGTTTTAGGATTTACATTATTCACACTTTACCGCGAATCGGCTAATAAGTAACAACAATGGAAACGCGATAATGACAAATATAAATCTCAGGAAAAAGTAAGATGCCTCTCAGCGATGCTGCCATCACGAAAAAAGTTGGACATCTGCGTAGAACCGAAGGTAAGATATACGCACCCCTCAAATATTTCAGGGGGCTTGAGACTCTCACAGGGGTTGAGACACGTTATAAGAAAATGCTCAAGAGGGACTACACCAAGTTCCGAACTGATAAGGGACAGAAGACAAAG